GCGTGCTGGTGACGGGGTACATGAAGTTACCACCGATGTAGTCGAGCGCACCAGCAGTTGCGTTCTGGTAACGCGTCGGCACACCCGTCACTGCCACGTTGGCGGGAGTCGACAGTGCCGTGCCGGCGGCAACAGCAAAGATGCGGTCGTACAGCAGCAGGCTGTTGTTGATCACGCTGGCAGACATTGCCCAGTTCAGATAATGCATCCCGCCAGCCGCACCAATGTTCTTCAGCCCGACTGCACCAGTCGTTGCCGACGTCGGCACCGTACCGCCCGGGGCAGCACCAGCAGCTGCACCGGCGGCCGGATAACCTGCCTTCTGCCACGTATCGATGCAGCCAAGGATCGCGGTGGGCGCTGTCCCGACCTTGTTGAACGGGATCACTTGCCCCTTGGCTCCCGTGTAGGCGGCTACGACGGCGTCCACCGAGTTGAACGCGCCCACCGACAGCATCTGCCTGTCACCCGCCTTGATCAGGTCCAGCAGCGTGGCGAGCGCCTTGTGCTGCCTGACCTTCTGCTCGGCGGCGTACTTCAGTTTCTTCAGGACGGCGGCGACACCATCCTCTTTCGTGAAGTGAAAGCCGGTCTTGATCTCACCAGCGAAGTCGCCACCCGGCATCACATACACGTTACCCGGGACGCCATGCAGCGCCACCGGGTAGTAGAAGTCGCGGAAGTTCGCCGAGATGCCGGCGACAACATCCCTCCCCAGCCAGCTTTCCAGCTTGTCAGAGTGGGTGGCCTTGCCGCGACTGTACTTGTGCATGATCAGTCCGTCTCGTACTCGATCGTCGAGCTGATCGCCGAGGGTGTCGGGCTATTCAGCGAGGAGCAGGACAGCGACAGCTCGCCGAGCGAGGCGGTGTTGCCGATGATGTCCAGCACCTCGTCGTCCTTGGCGAGCCACTGGTAGGCACCGCCATAGCCGTTGACGGCGAACACCAGCAGGCCGCCCAGTGTCGCGCTGCGCTGCGGCATCGTGGTGGCCGTGAAACCCGGCACGACGGGCGCTGCCAGTGCGGCGGTGGCGGCCGTCATCGGCGCGTCCTTGCCGTTGGTGCCGAGCCCGAGGGCGGTGGCAGCAATGGTGGAGTCGCGACCGAACATGAAGATCATCGGTGCCGAGGTGGACGCCGACAGGCCGCCCACCACGATGCGATGGATGCGGGTGCGCTGGGTACTGGATGCGCCTTGGATGAAGCACGCACCGTTGGCCGTCATGGTGGCCGTGTCAGCGACAGCGGTCGGGGTCCAGAACGGGTTGGAAAATGAACGCTTAGCCATGTTGTTGCTCCTTCAGTGATGTTAAAAGTTCCGTTCCGTTGATTGGGACGTTGTACCGCTGCTCAAACAGTGCTGCGATTTCACGAGCCCGGTCGTGGCGAGCTTTCACGCTGTCGCACATACCGGTCATGAAAAGGTTGGCCGCGCAGTTGTCGCAGATGTAGCTGCTGCACTTCTTGCAGTGCCCGCGCGGGCGTGTTCTGGTGGGTGACTTGGCGACGATCTTCTGGCAGTGACCGCACGACAGCGTGTCGGCCTCGAACTTCTTGCCGGCCTCGGCATAGAAGACCTTGCTGGGGTCGAGCCCCGCCTTGATGATCTCCTCGCGGGAGACGCCCGGGCCGCCACCGCTGTCGACCATCACATAGCCGCTGACGCCGCTCATGAGGCCACCATCTTCGCAATGGCTGCCTTGATCTCGTCCATACGGTCCTGTGCGGCCTTGGCTGCAGCCTCCAGTGCGGACACTGAGAGCTGGCGATCGGCGATCGTGCGCGTCAGCTGATCGGCCTCCTCCCGCAGGTTGGCCGTGTCGTCCGTAGCGCGCTGCACGATACCGGCCGCCTGCTCTTCAGCAGCAGCGACCAGCTCACTTGCGCGCCCGTTGGCGGAAGCGATCAGCGACACGCCCTTTTCGTCAGCGTCGGCCACGATCTTGTCGGCCTTCGCCTGCGCGTCGGCCACCTGCTGCTCGCACTGGGCGGCGATGTCGAGCTGCTGCTGGCGCGCTCTGGCCAGTGACTCGGTCGCCTCGGTCAGTGCCTGCACGGCAGCCTCGCGCTTGGTGATCGCTTCCTTGGTGGCACCATCGATCGAGCCCAGCGCACGAAAAGTCGAGGCGGCCTCGGCCATGGCCTGCTGCTGCACAGCCATGCGGTCCAGCGATTCTGCAACTTGAATGAAGTCCATGATCACGTCCTCATTGGGTTGGCGCGGCGAGCCAGCATGGTTACAGTGACGGTTGCGCCTACGCTGCCGGAAAGCAGCGGGCGCATGTAGCGTGTCAGTTCGATGATCGCCTTGCACCCGTTGCCGGTCCAAGAAGCGGGAGTGGCACCGGCGACGTTGGACAGCGTGCCGCTATTGGTGCCGCTGTTCGTGCCCTCGACGACGACCGTGCCGCCACCGAACGTACCCTCAACCTGAAAGGTGCGGTCGGCGTACTCGGGGTACTCGACGAAGCTGCCGATGTTGTCGGCGGTTGTGAGTGTCCACACCGCGATGAGCAGCGACATGTCGCCGCCGGATACTTGCCTCGTGATTACGGGATCAGCCATCGTGTTCTCCTACAAGCCCATTGATTGGTCGGTTGGTCGGTATGGCAGTACCTGCGCCTTCAGCTCGGGTGGCGGTGCCATGGTTGGTACTGCGAAGGTCAGGGCGAGGCTGTCACCGTGGTCTGGTGACTTGACGCCGCGCTTCTTCATCTCGGACTTGCTCTCCAGCACCAGCTCGCCGCCACGATAGCCGTAGCGTCTGGCGGTCAGGTCGATCTTCAGCTCGTCGCTGTTCAGCAGCGATGCGCCCTTGATCCACTCGCGCATCTCACCCCACATCAGGGCGGTGACGTCGAAGTAGGTGCCGTCGTGTACTGATCCGTTGGCCACGACGTCGACCACGATCTTGTAGGTGACGCCGTTGTTGTCGGTCACATCAGGGTACCAGCCGCGCAGGATGTCGGCGACGCCGGCACCGATGCCGACCGTGTCGACGGCGATCTGCTCGGGACGTTCGCCGAATGCACGCAGCTCGACACGCACCTTGCTGGCCACAGCCACCGTGTCCTGCCCGCTGAGCTTGACCTGCTTGAGCAGCACGCGGCCACGGCGGATCGTGATCACCGAGCTGTCGTCACCGAAGCGGGCGACGTCGACGCCAACACGAAGACGACCACGCGCGCCAACATCCTTCGGCCCACGCATCATCGCTGCCTTGACGCTGTCGCCGTCGATGAAGGCGTTGCTCACCGAGGCCTCGTAGTTGCGGTCGATCTCCTGCGCCACGATCACCTTGTCGAGGATCCTGCACTGCTTGTCGTACCATGCCTGCGACTTGCGTGGATCCTGCCGCCAATCGAAGATGAAGACGTCGATCTCACCGCTGTGCCGCTTCTTGTAGAACGGGTTGCCTGCGCCGTTCACGCTGGACACGTCGATCTTGCAGTTCGAGGTGGCGGAGAGCGCGGCGTCGATCGACTCAGGATGCTCGTAGTGCGCCGACTCGTCCTTGAAATAGATCGAGGTGCGGTTGCCCCGGCCGATGTTGTCACCGGCCTCGCCGATGATCGCCGATCCGTTGTCACGATTCAGCACCCGCATGGATGGCGCGTCGACGCGTTCGTTCCATCCTGCCGGCTGCAGCTCGACGGGCAGGAACTCGATCAGCTTGCGCACCTTCCAGAACAGCGACTTCGGATCGCCCAGCTTGTCGACGTACTCTTCCTTGCGCGAACCAAAGCCGGCGACGGCGTTGTCATAGCAGCTCCACAGCCACACGGCAAAGCCGCAGCACAGCCAGCTTACGCCCATGTCGCGGGACTTCTCGACCAATCCATCCTCGCGATTCTTCCAGCGATCGTAGAGCCACAGCACGAACTCGGTCTGGCGTTTGAACAGCACGAAGGGCACCAGCGGCGGCAGCCCGATCTCGACGTTGCGCGGGTCGACCGTGATGCACCAGTCAGTGATGAAGCGATCCGGATGGGTGCGGTAGAACTCCTTCAGCTTGGCCCACACCTCAGCCGGGTTGGAGCTGCTGCGGATCACGTTCAGGCGGCGGATGCGCTCGCGGAAGATCGGATCGTAGTCTGGCGCGTCCCAGCGTTCGAGCGTGATGTCAGGATAGCGCTCGACCTGCGTGACGGTCTGCGGCGCGGCATCTTCCAGCCAGTCGAGGACGGCGTTCACTTTTGCCACCGGATAAAAAGCGCGAACGGCCCGACGTAAACGCCGAGCACAAAATACTGACCGAACGGATCAACTTGATTGGGCTGATAGACCCACTCGATGCCGACCAGCCAGCGTGTCCACTTCGTGACGAGCGCGATCTTGTTCATACCATCTCACTCCCGTCCGTTGGTGCAGCCAGCGTGCCGCCAGTGAGCAGCTGCCGGTATATCTCCTCGGGGGTGCCGGGGGTGATTCTCATTTCCTGCTTGATGGGCGGCATGTTCTTGTTGCCACCGAGTGCCAGCGACGGCGCGTAGATGTGCGGCACGATCCGCTCGGCATACCAATTGCGCTGGCTGACGCGCAACTTGCTGCGGCTGGAATGCTCGCCGTTGAACAGATAGCCGGGGTTGTTCGGATCGTTCTTGTCCATCCAATCGTTGCGGCCGTCATCAGCAATGGCGAAGGTCTCCTCAACATGCTTCTCGACGCGCATCACTCGCGCCTCGTCGTATTGCTTGGCGAACTCAGGGTTCTGCGCCTTCCACAGATAGAACGTCCAGCGCGAGGGATAATCTGGCGGGCGATAAGGGCCGCAGATGTCGGTGAGGACCGCTCCATCAGCGACAGCCATGCAAATCTCAGTGACGATCTCCTCGCGCGTGCGCGCGTGTTCTGTCAGCCCTCCTACCGAGGAAAGCAGCAAATCGTCAGCATTTGCAGCAGAATCTGTCATTAAATCAACGCCTTACGATTGTTAAACTGGGGGTGCGAATTTTCTCATCCGGAATTGGTTGATCGACCATCAGCAGCCCAGAGTC